AATACAAGTCCCACTAAATTTTGGGTAGAATTCACAATTGATCAGCAGTATGCTCCGTGGGAAGAGGGTACCGGCCAGCCAAAATCTGGAATTGATGGCATCAATAATATGAATACGTTGCCATTCCAAAATATTCCCTATGAAAGCATCAATGCGATTGGTAAACAGTGGATTCGTAGATTTGCCCTGGCCTTAACTAAAGAAATATTGGGCCAAGTAAGAGGAAAGTTTTCTACAGTGCCAATCCCGGGTGAGAGTGTAACTTTAAACGCTGCGGACTTGCTGAGCCAGTCGAAGGCCGAACAGGACGCTTTAAGGACTGAGCTTAAAGAGACCCTCGATCAGCTTACGTATGCCGAGATGGCCACTAAGGACTCCACCCTACAAGATTCTACTGCCAAGGTGCTTCAAAATGTGCCCGCTGGCATATATGTAGGATAGGGGGTCTAATCATGGCAAGAAGCAAAAAAACAGAAGGTCAAATAAAAAGCAAATTTGATAAGTTTGCTTATGTGGGCGACAAAGGGGTCGAGGAAAAACTTAAAGAAATAGAAATTATGCCATCCTCATTGGAAACCATTGATGGTGCAATGCTCAAGTTTATTGATGAAGAGTTAAACTTATCGGTTACTTCAAATAATGGATTTAAAAAGGTACCTGTTATTTGGGTGACGGCGGAAAGAGCTTATCAGGTCAAACACAATAAAGAGCTGAGGGACAAAGAAGAAACCTTAATCTTACCATTGATTACTATTAATCGATCGTCTGTCACCAAAGATCCAACTAGAAAAGGTAGCATATATGCTAATTTATACCCCGTTAATGATGAAAAGGGGGGTACCATAACGATTGCTCGCGAGATTAATCAAAAAAAGACAGCCGAATTTCAAAATGCTTTTTCTAAGAGGAGATATGGGGCCAACAAAAACGTTTATGGAAAGATGGCCGATTCTAACAAAAGAAACATGTCAACACAAAGAGTGGTTTATGAAACCATCACCATACCCATTCCCACCTGGATAATGGTAAATTATGAAATTACCTTAAGAACCGAATATCAACAGCAACTCAATGAATTAATAAGGCCTTTTATAACGATTCCTGGAAACTCACGAATGCCGAAAAGAATTAGTTATGAAAATCATTTTTATGAAGTTTTTATTAACGGTAGTTTTACAAACGGATCAAACAAGGCCAATCTGGGAATGGAACGAAGAAATTATGAAAACACCATTAATATCGAGGTGCTCGGATACCTCATTGGTGAGGGCCCTAATCAGGAAAGACCCATGATTGTGAAACGAGAAAACGCAGTGGAATTTAAGCTTTCTCGAGAAAAGGTAATTTTTGGAGATATTCCCAGGAGTATTAAGGATGGATTTTATAGAGATTAGATACCATTGCGACCGGTCAATACTATTTAATAACGATATCCCAGGTTTAGGAGACAAAAACGAATGTCAATAAAAAATTATAGATTTGTATCCCCAGGAGTTTTCGTCAATGAAATCGATAACTCCCAATTACCGGCTTCCCCCGCAGGGATCGGTCCGGTTGTTATTGGACGCGCAGAAAAAGGTCCTGGTTTGCGACCGGTTACAGTTAATTCGTTTTCTGAGTTTGTAAGAGTCTTCGGCGCCCCCCTTCCAGGCAACGCTAATGGAGATGTGTGGCGAGCGGGAGCCAACGTGTCGGCTCCCACTTATGGCGCTTATGCAGCCCAAGCATATCTTCGAAATAGTTCTCCCCTAACTTTCGTTCGTCTTCTCGGAAATGAGGTCGACGGTGCTAGCGGCGGAGGGCAGGCCGGCTGGGACGGTGGGACTGACGGTAAAGCGTGGGGGCTGGTCGTTTTCGAGCCGTTAACGGCCACTGACGTCGGCACCACAATCGGAACTGGTTCTTTTGAGAGCACGCTGGCTGCTGTTTTCTATACCACCGATGCAAGCACTTATATACAATTAAGCGGGAACGTAGCCACCACCGGCGGCGCTACCCCTTCTGGCAGCGGCGTTTACATGACAGGATCGGATATCATAGTAAAAGACACTGGGGTACCTTATGAGTTCAAGATGATCATCAATAATGCCACTGGAGCAGGCGCGAGCAAAACAACTACATTTAATTTTACTCTTAATGATTCAAAGTATCTGCGCACAGTATTTAATACCACCCCGCAAAGAACAAATACGGATATTGTTGCAGCAAGTGCCGGAGACAATTACTGGTTAGGCGAGTCTTTCGACCGCCATATGAAGGCCAATATCCCGAGCACGGGAGATACTTTCGCCGCTATTGTGAGGCTAGTTTCCGGGAGCAACGAAGGCGACGACTACAAAGCCAAGCTTCAGAGCGCTCAATCACCGGCAATCATTGGATGTGATACTCTCCAGCGCGCTCAGGGCTCTAACTCTTATAGCGTTGAGGCGATGCCGACACTATTTACGGTTCATGCCTTAAATCAGGCCGGCGATTGGACCAACAGAAACTTAAAGGTCTCTATCCAAGACATTAAGGTTTCAACTAACGAATCCAACGCTTACGGAAGCTTTTCTGTCGTTGTAAGAAAGCTGAGTGATACCGATAATGTCGTCCGAATTGTCGAGCAGTTCAACGATTGTAACCTTAATCCGGAATCCCTGAACTACGTCGCACGTAAAATTGGTGATAAGTCTACCTCTTGGAATTCCGACGAAAGACGATATGTCCAGGTTGGAGATTATGATAATATATCTCAATATATTCGCGTCGCTGTTAATGAGGACTTGGTTGGCGAAAACGCTGCATTGCTTCCCTTCGGTTTTAAGGGAATTCTTAAGTATGCAGATGATGACACCCTAGGTTCCGGCGAGGTTGCGGGAGCCACTTATAATGGAAACTGGATTAGTGGCTCAACAGTTACCGCTAATGCACGGCCCGTCCCCGGCAGCTTCGCGCCCAACGCCGGCGGCGCAAATTCTGGATGGGCTCTTAATGGACCCTTCATTGTTAGTGGTACCGTCGATGGCGAGACTGCGCAAGTGGCACTCACCTGCTCAGTCCTTTACCCGGCCCCAGAGTTCAGAGTCAATGCTAGTGACGGCAATCTCAACAATCCCACGGATGCTTATTTCGGCCTTCAGACAACTCGAACTGCAGGAGGAACAACATTTGATGCTTCAAATATCGATCTCTTGCGCCCCCGCGGCGGAATGGTGGCCAATATGTTTGCTGGTCCTTCCGCGAATGATAGAGAGCGCTCGATGTACTTCACGTTGGATGACATTAGCGGGTCAGGCGTGTGGGTCTCCGGATCTCATGCTGATGGTACTGCGTTGGTAAACGTAAGCGGTGCCATTTCTGGTGTTTTGGATAAGGGATATGATCGATTTACGGTGCCGCTGTATGGTGGTTTTGACGGGCTTGACATTACAGAGTTCGAGCCTTTCCGGAATAGCCAGTGGAGTACGGGCACCCCCTCGTCTGCAAACAGTTATACCTTCAACTCTATTTTACAGGCAGTGGATTCAATTGCCGATCCGGAGGTAGTGGAAATGAACTTGGCCACGATCCCAGGCCTTAAGCAATCTGGTCTGACCACACACTTGTTGAATGTGTGCGAAGATCGTGCAGATTCTTTGGCTATTATGGACATTGAGGGAGGGTTTGCGCCTCGATCGGAAAGCACTGCAATTTCCAGGAATAACACTGCTAACGAAGTATCAAGCGTAATTAGTAGCCTGCGCACACGCGGCCTTAATTCATCTTATGGTTGCTGTTTCTTCCCATGGGTCCGTGGTAGAGACACTATTAACGGCGCACTACTCTGGCTTCCACCCTCAATTGCTGCTCTTGGTACTTTCTCAAGTTCGCAGAAGAAGACACAGGTTTGGTTTGCACCCGCAGGCTTTAACCGCGGCGGCTTAACCGAGGGTTCTGCTGGTATTCCGATCGTCGACGTTTCCCATCAGTTGCGTCGGAAGGATCGCGATGATCTTTATGCTGCGAATATTAATCCAATTGCCAAGTTCCCCAATGAGGGGGTTGTGGTCTTCGGTCAGAAGACGCTGCAGGTTACGCCTTCGGCTTTGGATCGGATTAATGTGCGTAGGCTGATGATTTTTGTGAAGAAGCGCATTTCTCAGGTGGCGTCCAGGCTTCTGTTTGATCCCAATGTTCAGACGACTTGGAATCGCTTTATCTCTGCGGTGCAGCCGATTCTTGCTGATATTAAGACAAACTTTGGTTTATCTGATTATAAACTCGTTCTTGACGAGACTACGACCACTCCAGATTTGGTTGATAGGAACATCATGTACGCCAAGATTTTCTTGAAGCCAACCCGAGCAATAGAGTTTATTGCAATTGACTTCAATATCACACGAACTGGAGCATCTTTTGACGATTAATAAAGTGGGAGGTTTTAATCTCCCACACTATTTAACATAGAACTTATGAGGAGAATATAAACAATGCCTTTCTGGACAAGTGCTCTCTCGGAGCCAAAACGCGCACACCGGTTTTTGCTGGACATTCCGGGGATGGTGAGCTCAGACGATTCTTTAACTTATCGGACGTATCTCGCCAAGTCAGTAACGAAGCCCTCTTATACTGTGGGCGCGGCCGAGCACAAGTTTTTGGGAAATACGTATTATTATCCCGGGTCTGTGACTTGGGGTGATGTTACGGCTGTGATAGTTAACTCGATTAATCCAGATGGGAATGCTATTCTTATGGATGCGCTGGCTACCATGGGATATCTGCGCCCCGATCTTCAAGAAGATGTGATTACGCGAAATCAGGCTCCCGGTACTGTCAACAAGAAAGATGCTCTTACTGCACTTGGAATTGTTACCATTCAGGAACTTAATGGTGAGGGCGGCCTCGTAGGATCGTGGCAATTAATCAACGCATTTGTCACTAGTGCCACTTTTGGCGACTTAAATTACGATAGTGATACAGAATTACTTAATATTACGGTCGCGATGAAGTATGATTATGCTCTATATGAGAGTGG